TCAGGCCGGCAGATCCTCGGTAAGCGCCTCGTCGGCAAGGTCTTCCAGCTCTTTGCCCTTGGTTTCCGGTCCAAGCAGGTATCCGATGATCGTCAGTATCCACAGGCCGCTGAGAGCCAGGTAGGGCGTTTGGATTCCGTAATGCGTGATGGCCCAGCCCACCAGAGCCGGCGCCGCGATGGAGACGACGCGGCCGCCGCCGACGGCGATGCCGAACCCGGTGCCGCGTAGCACGGTGGGGAAGAGTTCGGCGACGTAGGTGTCACCGACGCCCCACAGCCAGCCCAAGGTGCCGATGGAGATGGCGCCGAACACCAGGTACTCCGGCAGGGTGTCCGAAGTGGCTCCCAATGCGGTGGAGGCGATTTCGATCAGGGCGCCGAGGACGGCCGAGGGTCGTCGCCCGATCCGGTCGGCCAGTGCGGTGCCGATGAAGACGAACACAGCCTGCAGCAGGAAGAAGACGAGGGCGTAACGGATCGCGTCAATGGAGGTGGCATGAAACTTCTTGACGATGTAGGTGGTCAAGAACAGGGGCATGCCCCAGTAGCCGACCGCATTGGCGGTGTAGACGAGCCAGCCGACGACGAGGCGTCGCCGTACTCCGGGAACATGCCACAGCTTCGGCCTGGTGGCACCGCCTTGGACGTGCGCCTTGGTTTGGGTGTAGCGGTGCGATTCCTTGATGCCTTGGCGGGCAAGGAAAAGCACCACCGCGGGGATGATCGCGACGATGAATGCCGCCTGCCAGCCAAACCGCGGGACCAATACGAGTGCGACCCCGGCGGCCAGGACGTAACCGAGTGAGAAGAGTGAAAAGATCACGCCACCAACGCCGATGGCCCGTGTCTTGGCCGGCCACACCTCGGCGGTGTAGGGCGCGCCGACCGCGAGCTCGCCGGCACCGCCCACACCCGTCAAGAAGCGCAACCCGGTGAACGCGGCCACATTGGTGGTCAGGCCGGCCAGGGCGGTGGTGATGCCATACAGCAGGATCGAGGCCCCGAGGGTGGTCTTACGGCCCCAGCGATCGGCGGCGAGGCCGAATCCGACGGTGCCGATGGTGTACCCGAGCAGGAAGATCGAGCCGATGTACCCGGCCTGCGCCTCGGTGATGTGCAGTGTGTCCTTGATCTCCGGTAGCACTAGGCCGTAGATGTTCACCGCGTAGGAGTCGAAGCCGTACCCGAGGCCTGCGGTCAACGCGACGAAGAACGCCTGCCGGAACGTCACGGGACGGGATTGGGGCGGATGCGTCCCGGTGGTGTTCTCGGCCGTGGAAGTCATTGGCCGAACGGTATGAGCCGGTCGACGGCCTGGTAAGGCTCCTGCTCCCGCTGATTGCAACGGATGATCTGGTGCCCCACCAGGGCTCGAACCTGGGACCTGCGGATTAAAAGTCCGCAGGATTGCGCAAAAGATCCGCAGATTCGCCAGCTGCCAGCCGCTCAGGCCCCAGTCGAGCCTGAGCGGAAGGCGGCATAAGAGTCCGTAGTTTCCAGCCCAGACCGCGATCGGTGGTGCTGGCCTTATGGTCGGGCCTCGGCGACATAGGGTTCCATGATCACCACATCCGACGAAAATCCTTGGCGCCCAGCGCTTGTATCGGCCTCGGCGTGCGCTGGCGGTGCAGTGGGCGCAGGCACGACCCTTCCCGGGTGCGACGGATGGCTCGCTGCCGTCCTGCTCCACATCCAGCGTCCAGCCGTTGGCGCGGGTAGTGATGGTCATCGTGGTGTTCCCAGTGGGCTGGCCCAGCTCGGCCAGCGTGCCCGCCTGTGCGAGAGTGACTATCACGGCCAGACCCCAATCCTGCCCGCCGGATTGGCGCTTAAGGTCGGGGATATCCGGCGGCGTGGAACGCCACTTACCTGGGTCGGTGTCCATGAGGACCTTGCCGTCGACGGTGATCTTGATATTGCTCATTGGGCTAGGAACTTTCGTAGTTGACGGGCATCGATCGTCACGTCGTCGGTCTTGCCGACCGTCAGCACCAACAAGGGCGTGGCGCGCTGGTGGTCGGTGCGGTCGTACAGCGTGACGATTCGGGTGCCGTCCGGCGCTTCTGCGGCGTCCTGGCGCAGCTGTGCCGCATCGGCTTTGGTGAGTACGTCGAATTCGCCATCGATGACCGACTCGATGGCCTCGGCCCAGAGCTTGGCGGCCTGGCCGATCATTTCCTGCGCTTGGTCTTCAGGCATACCGGTCGCCCGGAAGCCGGGAATCGGAATCACTCGTGCGGGACTGTTTGCGTTGCCGGGATGTTGAAGGGCTCCCGAAGCGAACGTGCGAGTGAGCAGGTCGACTAGGGATTGGTTCACAGCGCGTGTGCCCTCCTTTGGAGGCTGCCAGCGTTATGGCGGGGTCGCTCTGGCGACTGGCGGCCTGGCGTAAATGAACTGGCCAGTGCATAGTGAGAAGAAAGTCAGCAAAGTAGTGGTCATGTGCAAGGGAGGGGTTGCAGTGAGCGTTGGGCTGATGGCACTGACGCCGGTTGTGGTGGTGTTTGGCTATCTCGGTTGGCAATCGGCCCGCGGCGTCGGGCGCTGGGTGCTAGATCGTCGGCGCCGTGACGTTTCAAATGCCGCCCTGGGATCCGAGTCGGAGGCCGGGGACGCCACAGGAATCTTTGATGGCAAACCTACTGGGCGGATTCGCGTGAAGAGTCAATCCGAATCCAGCTGGGAACTAGCGATAGAACCGATAGGTGACCATGTTCAGCTTCCTAGCGGCGACGATGCGCTCATCGAGTACGTGTTACCTGGTAGGCCGATGATCACTCGAGATGGTGTACCGGAGGTAATCGCTTACTCTGATCGCGGCATCGTTGTGTGCCTACCGCGATTCGACGAGTTCAGGGTCCTCAACAAGGCAGGCGAGATACTCATTGAAGTCGGAACCATAGGGCCGAAGCCCAGGAGTAGTGACGAAAACCCCAGCTAGACCGGGGTTTTCATACGGTGGACATAGTTGTCCAGGTCAAGAGATTGCCCGCCCAGCGGCGTCTTGAGCTGGTGACCTACTGCCCGGCGTTGAGATTCTGGCCAGTCCATAATGAGAAGAACGTCAGCAAAGTGGCTGCCAGATGCAAGGAGTGGTTGCAGTGAGCATTGGGCTGATCGCGCTGACGCCGTTTGCGGTGTTACTCGGGTACCTCTGCTGGCAGTTAGTCCGCAAAGCGAGCCCTCGGGGGCCAGATCATGGCGGTCGTCGCGTTTCGGACGGTGCGCCTGGGTATAGCCCGGGAGCCGGGGCCGACACGGGAACCTTTGGCTTCTTCGGCGGATTCGGCGGAGGCAGTGGCGGCGGGTACTGCGACAGCGGCGGATTTAGTGACGGCGGTGGTGGGTGCGACGGCGGTAGCTGACCGCCAGAGCCTCGAAACGACGAAAACCCCAGCTAGGCTGGGGTTTTCATGCGGTGGATATAGTTGTCCCACCGACATGTTGGGACTCATTTTGCCATACGTGCAGGTCAGGCCTGCGATATCGGCGCTTTCGCGTGTCGCGACGCCACAGGGTGTGCGCGGCCATGAGTGCTGAGGCCAGCGCTGGCGCGTCCTGCACGGGCAGCTTGTCGGGCACGTTGCGAATGGCCACCTGGTCGCCGTGCGGGCTGATGCGAACGGCGCCGTCAGACCATGGTTGTGCGGTGATCGGTACTCGGACATATTGCCGGCCGGACTCGTAGGTCTCGACCTCGGGTAGTGCGATGACCACGTGGCCCCTGGACTTGAGGGCGTCGGGCAGTATCGAGGCGACGATGTCGGCGACCTGCGCCTGCGTGTACACGATGGTCTCGGTCTGACCTTCGGCGCCGATGCTCTCGATGACCTCACGAATGGCCTTCCGGGCGTCCATGGGCGAGTTCTACGCCGAGAGTCCGACATGACGGCTAGATCGCGGGCAGAAGATGAAGATCTGGCGAACACGGTCCGACCCGCCGAGCGAGACGTGGCGTCCCATGGTCGATGTTGCTCCAAGATCGCGGTACCGCGCGAGGGTCTTCATGCTGTGTCTACCAGCGGAGATGCAAGCCCGTGCTGAAGTGGCTAACTCTTTAGCTGGGGTTTTCTCGACATGGCAACCATATGTGTGTAATGATCTGCCCAGGGGCGCGTTCAGCGTCGGCTGAAAGGGGCGGTTGTATTCATGGTCATGAAGGAGCGTTGGACGATGCCAGCGGGTTTGCGGCGAGCCTCGGCGCTGGTGGCAATTGTCGCTTTGGCTGTCGGTGGAGCGAAGGTTATCGACGGCCACACCGTCGCTGGTAGCGGCTTTTCGGCGGTCGCGACCGTGGCAGCTGATCCCACTGGCGGCCCAACAGGCGGGCCTGGCAGCGGGCCCGGAGGAATGAATGGAAGTCAGTTTCAGCCACCTTCTGCGCCTCAGCAGATGCCCGACTATCAGGGTGGAAACAACTTGCCGCCGCTAGATCAGAATGGCGGAATCAGCATCTATAACAGCGGGGTTCAAGGTGCCCCGCAACAGGCGCCGGGTGAGCAAAGCGCGCAACAGCCTCAGCAGGGCTGGGATCAGCCCGCTCATGGGAATCAGATTCCTGACTATCAAACGAATCCCGGGTTCACCCAAGGCCCCGGTAAGCCCAACCCGGACGCTCAAGCGCCTCAGCAAGGCAACCAGCCTCAGCAGGGTCAGCAGCAGCCGAGTCAAGCCCCGACACAACAGCAGCAGCCGGGGCAGGAGCGCGATAGTGATCGAATTCGGGATTTCTCCGAGAGGTGCAGTCTGGCGTCTGATGTGCTGCAGTCGGGAAGTGTGCCGGTCTCGCTGATCGGTGCGGCAGGGGGCGCCTTGGTGAATGCGCGCCTCGAGCCTGGTCGGGACCCGAGTATTCCGATTTGCCCGGACTGTAACCCACCGGTTCTTAAGCAATTCACTGATGGGGACAATCCGCTGGATCAGTTGTGGCGGGATGTGCTCAAAAAGTACGTCGACGAGAAGATGGATGAAGCCAAAGAAGAGGCCATTGACAGTGCTTTGGAGCCGTTGAAGAAGTGGCTCTCGGAGAACTCGACGGCGGACTGCGGTATCACCTCATGCTCGGTCTATTTCCACAAGAACGTAACGAAGTGGCTTAAGGACAACGCAGCACTTACTGCTCTTGCTCCGGCGGTAAGCGGCTATATCCTGTGCACTGTCGTCGGCGCTAAAACTAACGCGTATGTGGGTGGCGCATGCGGATTGGCGAATACCGCCAGCTGGGCTTTTCTTATCAATGCCATCAACCGTGCGGGCGACGGCACTGGTTGCCTGCGCGTGCGTGCGGGTATCCCTGCCGGGTATTACGCTGATCATTCGGGGTTCTGTGTATGAGCAAGCAGCTTATGAGGAGATATGCCGTCGCGTTTGGTGCCGTGGCCGTGCTGGTGGGATGCTCCGCCCCCGAAGAGGGTGCGGGGGAAGTCCCTGCGGTAGAGAAGGCCGTCCGGGGGTATGTTGAGGCCTATAACAGCGGGGACGTTCAGCGGTATCTAGGTTCGATGTGCCCAAGCCTGAGGGATTCGCGTGTAGCAAAAACAAGATCGCCCGACCGAGATTTGAAGGATGCTCTTGTTCAGGATGGGGCGATGGCCCTCGACTCCATCACCGATGTTCACCTGGAATCGTCAACCAAGGCCACTGCGCTGGTTCAAATTCGCTACGCCAATGATGAGAAAAACGGCGGTACCGGCGCCTTTCCGCAGAAGCAGGTTTTTATTAAGGACGGTGACCGTTGGATGATCTGCACTGGGAAGACCGACGAGTAATAGAGTGCGTCAGATGGAGAAGAAAACCGCCCTCAAGCGCCTCACTCTTTTGAATAGTGCAATTGCCGCTGCGTGGTGGCTCACCTATCCGCTATTAGGCCTCAAAGGTGTGGTTATAGGCGAAATCGTTATCTTTGTGGTCACGGTGATCGCGGCCGTGTCGATCGAGAGAAAGATGGAACGCTGAGAATGTTTGCCAAGACCGGATCTTTGATCGCTGGGATGGTCGTACTCTCAGTAGCGGGATGCTCAAGCACGGAGCCATCAGGGACGGGCGCCACGACAGTCCGTACCTCCGTAGCGTCAGGTCCGGTGGATTTCGCAAAGATCCCGGGACAAATACCTGCTGAGGCGGAAATGACGCAGCAGGGAAGCGAAGAGGCGCCTATCGGAGCCTGCGTCTACCTCAAGGGAAAACCCGGCAGCGTCACGCTAAACAAAGTGGACTGTGACTCCCAAGATGCGAACTACCGTGTCATCCAGAGAGTCGGCTTCCCTGACCAATGCGTCAACGACGCAGACCGACGATTCTACTTGGGCAGTCCGCAGGGCGAATGGACTGCCTGCATGGACTACGCATGGACGAGTGAGGGCTGCATCAGCGTCGCGCCGGACAAGGTTGTCCGGGCCGAATGTGATGACAAAAATCTGCCGAACCGAGAACGGCCAATAACGATCTTATTCAATACGATTGATACCAGCCGCTGTCTTTTCGGCGGGTTTGCACATCCGGTGCGCCGGTTCACGGTATGTACGGAGACCCAGAAGTAGCCTGTCATGTGTGGCTGATGGTGTAGCTCAGCGGCGGTGGACCGCTGACGAGCTGGCAGTGGCGCTGGACCGGTCACTATCGTGCGCCGAGGCTGGCGCGAGGTTGGGCCGCACCCGGCTACAGGTGGAGAAGGCTCGAAAGCGGTACCGGGGACGCGATATTGAGCAACTGCTCGCCCAGAAACGTGGTCGCGCTGCCGAGCTAGAGCAGGTAGCCGAGACCGACATCGCCTGCTATGGGTCATGGACACCACAGGAGATCGCGATCGCACTGGATCGGTCGATTTCCCGCACTGAAGCGGCCCGCCGGTTGGGGCGTTCCTTCAGGGCGATCAAGCACATTCGAGACCTGCAGCGCCAAAAGGCCTCGGGTTTGATCCCGGCGCGCGAGTCGCGCGCGGAGCCGATACGGCAGCGCCTCTGGACCGAGGATGAGATCGCTGTCCTGGCCGATGAGTCCCGCACACCTACGGAGATTGCCGCCTTCGATCAATTCGGTCACTGTGGCTCGTGCGCGGTGGCTGGGGCGCTTGCAGGGCAAGGTCCCTGAACATCTGCACGGAACCAACACGGGCGTGAGCCGATACGGATGCCTATGTCCGCGGTGCCGGGACGCGGCCGAAGCAGAGCGGGAGCGACGCCAAGAGGCCACCCGGCACACGGCGGTCAACTACAAGGCGCCCTGGACCGACAGCGATATCGAGATCGCGCTAGATCGCAACCTGACCGTGATTGAGGCCGCCCAGCGCTTGGGACGAACCCACAGCGCGGTGCGTGCGCTGCGATACAAGTACCGAGACTCCTGATTGCCGTTGGGCACGAGGTCACCGACGTACGCGTTAGGGAACTTGTCGCGTGGTGGGCGTGCCATGTTCTGGTTCTACGCCGAGGGTCTGACACATTTGCTACGTTCACGTGATGGTTGAAGTTAGGGGTGCGGAAATGACTTCGATTTCGAATGAAACCGAAGATGAAAGGGCAGCCAAGGCTGGCATACGGATGCTTACAGGAATTGGCGGGTTAATCCTGCTGTTTGCCTTGGCGAATCTGGACTACGTTCCGCGCATCATTCGTTTCAAACAAGTCCACCCTGATCTGTTCTGGTGGACTGCGGCGATAACCGGCATAAACGCGGCGATCATCCTGCTCGCGGCTGTCGTTCTATGGAACTGCCCGCCTCGACCACTGATACCCGACAATCGACTTACGGTGCGGGTGAAGCAGATTGCGAAATTCTTGGTCGGCGCCACGACCTTCGGACTCGCTGCCTTCTGGGGAGCCCTAGCTGGCGCCATGATGCCTTCGCCTGAGAAGGGCGTCACGCACGATGAGATGAATCATCTTCTAGGCCAGATCGTGGGTGAGCCATTGAAGTTCATGACCATGCTGGCGTTAGTGGGAATGGTCCTAGCACTTTGTTTGGATCTCTACGTGGTGGGTCGAGAACGTCGAAAATCTATATTTAGAGGGCTACGCCCCGTGCTGGCGTGGCTTTGCACGCAACTGACATCACCGCGGGTGATCGGCACCGTGTCTTATCTGTCGCTGGCGATGATCACCTGGTGCGGCACGCTCCCACGCACCTAGTCGGCTTCAATGCCAATTCTGAATTTCCCCTAAATATGCATACGGCCTGACGGCGCCAGTGTAAGTATCACGGCAAATATGGTTCGTGGGGGATCTGAAATGGAAGGCGGCACAATGGAACGCGAGCGCAGGCTACAGGCAGGACATTGGTATCTGGTAGCCGATGAGCACGGGCAGGCCGATATCCGGGCTTACATGGATGACGGGTGGTATCCCCTCACCCCCGAGCCGAAGTACGCCGTATGTGAGATGAGCAGATCACACCACCCGGACAACGTTGACCCCATCGTTGATTCGGCCGATGATGTGGAAGTGCCCGAATCTGATCAGGCCATTATCGAGCACCACTATCCCATCGCTATTTCCGGTTCGCCCGTATCGAAACTGGTGTGGGTCTTCGCAGAGCGAATCTCAAGGGCAAACGGGGCCGATTGGGAAGACCTCGACAGCCGCGCAAACTACTTGGCGATCTCCACTGGTTTCATCAAGCAGGCGCAAGACAACACCAATCCGCCTACCCCGCCAATGCTAGGCGTCTTCCGGCCCAAGCGCTGGCCGATGAAAACTACGCCGCAGGAACCGGTTCCAGTTGGCTAGGCGTCGACCACGCCTTGAACACCTTTATGTGAGGCCCCTCGCGTTCCGTGGCCGCTCCGCCCGCACCGTGCGCACATCGCCAATGCGAACCATCTGGTGCCCCTGGGCGTCCCGGCCGCGCACCGGCACCCGCCCGCGTCTGATCCACCGCTCGATGGTCGACTGCGGCACGTGCTCATCAAGGCGGGGGAGTATCACGTCGACGAGTTCGCGCACGGTCGCGTTGCGGTCGTCGAGCTCGCTAAGGTTGCGTGCCAGCACGTCGGCCACCGAATGCGCGGTGTCGCACTGGGGGCACACGATTGAGCCGCTGTGGCTCGGTGCCATGAGTGCGTATCCGCACCGGGTTGAGTTGTCGCCCTTGCGGCCCCGCTCGGCAAGCACCTCGTCGGGTGCCGGGTCGGTGATGCATGGTCCGATGATCATGGGCTCGGGTGGGCGGTTCACCACGCGTGTAATTGACCGGTACACCTGCTCGATCTCGTCGCAGATCTCGGCGCCGTTCTCCTGCAACGCGATATTGGCCGCGTGCCGGTGCAGCCACTTGGCCATGCGCGCCGTCGTCGCGATCGAATGCGTCTCGTCGCCGCGCCTTCCTGCGTAGATGACGCGCCAGTTTTCCGCGGAAAACTGGTCGAGTGCGCGCGTCTCCGGGGCGCCGTCGCAGTCGTCGCACAGCGGTCCGGCCGCCGAGGTGGGCAACGTGACGAAGCATCGTCGACACGAGCCCGCCCGGGCCGGCGGTGCCGAATCGAGGCTGAACCGATCTGCCGGTCGCCGTGCATCCGATTCGACGACCATCGGCAGAGGCCTTGGACTCGTGCGGAACTCGGGCACCTCCAGCCCGCGCGTCTCGCACATGTCGCGGATGGTCGTCGACAGCGCGTTGCGGATTCGGTCGAGCTCGTCGCTGGCGCGTCCGTTGACCCGGCCGAGTGCCAGGGCATGCCACAGTGCCCCCTGGTGCCTGTCCCGGTGGTCCCTCGCGGTCGGGGTGGTGTCCTTGTCGCGCGGGAACGGTTCGACGTGGCTCACGAGCGTGTCGTCGCCGTGCAGTACGTCGCGGCGCTATTTCGATCCGACTGAAGCAAGAGCTGGTTGCGTTGGGTCTATCGGTGAACAGGGCGGCCAAAGAGCTTGGTGTAAGCCAACCTTGGCTGTCACGCCGAACCCTCGGTGGCGTCCGATGGAAGGTGGAGGAGGTAGACGACATCTGCGACAAGCTCGGTCTTGATGCCAACTACACCCTCACCGGTTACCGCTCACTGCCTGACGGCGGTGACGACGGCGGTGCTGCTGGTGCCCCCACCAGGGCTCGAACCTGGGACCTGCGGATTAAAAGTCCGTAGCTCTACCAACTGAGCTATAGGGGCGTGCCGAGACAGGATACTGGTCGAGTGTGCGCGCGAGCACCGAGGTTATCCGGTTTGGGTTCTGAGGCAGTTGTGCCCTAAGCTGGGCGAGCTCCCAACGCGACACGCGTTGTGGGTACCCCGGAGAGATTCGGAACGGGCCCCCATCGTCTAGTGGCCTAGGACGCCGCCCTTTCACGGCGGTAGCACGGGTTCGAATCCCGTTGGGGGTACGCAACCAGTCATACTGGGAGCAGAGTAAGGCCCTGTGGCGCAGTTGGTTAGCGCGCCGCCCTGTCACGGCGGAGGTCGCGGGTTCGAGTCCCGTCAGGGTCGCCAGTACGGCGAGGCAGTAAGTAGTTGGGTCTGCCGTCCGGCCAGGTAGCTCAGTTGGTACGAGCGTCCGCCTGAAAAGCGGAAGGTCGCCGGTTCGATCCCGGCCCTGGCCACCACGTTTGACCTGTCTGTCCTGCTGGTTTGGGTCTCATCCTGCGGGATTTCCAGGCCCCTTCTTTCCCGATGTGTCACGAGATGTCACAAGACCACCGAGCGCTGTCGCCGCATCCGCGAGCGCCGAGGGTGTGCTGTGGGCGTAGGTCCGCAGGGTAAAGCTGGCGTCGGTGTGGCCCAGCCAGGCGGCGATGACGGCCAGGGGGACGCCGCGTTGGTGCATCAGGGTGGCGCAGGAGTGGCGTGCGTCGTGCAGCCGCACGTGCGGGAGCTTCGCGTCTTTGAGGATCCGCTTCCAATACTTGTAGAGAGTGTCCGGGTGATACGGGTTGCCGCACTCGTCGGCTATCACGTGGCCCTGTCCGACCCACTTGCTCCCCGCCGCCATCTGCTCTTCGCGGCTGCGCTTCCGTGCTCGGCGCAAGAGCGGGAGCAGCTCATCGGGGATGGGTAGCTCCCGTCGTCCAGCTTCTGTCTTGGGGTCGGCCTCGGAGGTGCCGCCCTCCACGGCCACGCGGTTGAGGGAGACGGTGAGGGTCGGCGGTGCGGAGTCGAGGTCGATGGCCGACCAGCGGAGTCCTCCTATCTCACCCCGTCGTAGTCCGAGCAGCGCGAGGTGGACGAACAGCTCCAACCGTTCTCCCTCCATGTACGCGAACAGCATCTCAACCTGCTCGACTGACATAGGGTGCATCTCTGGCTTGGTTGTCGGCAGTGGACGGACCAGTGCGGGCACGTTGCGGCTCACGACACCCTGGTCCACGAGGTCTTGCCAGACCGAGCGGAGTCGAGCGAGCATGGGGTTGATGCTGGTCGCTGCCCACTTGCTCCGCATCTTCTTGGCGTTCTTGGCCAACTTTGTGGGGCCATTCCAGGTGCCCATGGCGCTGGTGCCTTCGGCCAGGGAACGGACGACGGTCTCGATGTCGGACTTCGTGATCTTCTGGACGGGCTTGTCGCCCAGTGCATCAACGACCGGCCGCAATGCGGTGACGTATGCGCTGCGCGTCTTGGGACGGAGCCGTTGGCCGGACAACCAGGCGTCCACGGCCTGCTCGACGGTGAGAACAGATCGGCGTACGTGTACCCCGCGCACCACGTCGCCCTGCACAGTGGCCAGGTGGTCCTTGGCGTCCTGGAGCTTCGCGAACCGCTTGCGGGTCTGGTGTCGCTTGCCGTCGCGAGTCACATCAGCAATCACTTCGTAACGGACCGCGCCCGAGGGCAGTTCGCGGCGCTTGATCTGCGGCGGCAGGTTAGTGCGCGGTGCCCGAGTCATCGTCCTCTCCAAAACCATTCGGGCAGTGCGTCGCGACGGAAAGTCTCAGCCTCGAATTCCCGCTCACGAGCGTTCACGACGTTGGCGTCCAGGGGCGCATCACCCCGAAGCCAGTCGATCATCACCTCGGGATATTGAGGGCGTGTGCCCGTGAGAGACAGTTCGCAGTCGGCGTCATAGCCGTCCCGGGGTTTGACATGCGGCAGGAGCAGCGTGATCGGTGATACCCCGAGAGCAGCAGCCAAGGCGGTCAGGTCGTCCACGGTGACCTGACGTACGCCGCGTTCGGCGGCGGATACTTGAGCGTGGTTGAGCTTGCGGTCCTCGGGCATCCGTTCAGCCACGTCACGCAAGCTGATGTCCAGCTCCGCGCGGATGCGGCGCAGGTTGTGGGCGACGGTCTGACCGGTCAGACCGAGTTCCAGAGATTTCGGTGGCATACCCTGGAGCGTAGCGGAGATAAATCCGTTCTGTATTCATCTTGAATACGTCATTGAACTCTGCTAGCGTATCTATTATCAATCCAGACAGGATTGGAAATGGAGACGTAGAAGTGAATCCAGAAGTGCTGGCCGCTCGGATCGCGGCCTTGATCGTTGAGGCGCAGGCCAGCGCTCAGGCTCCCGTCGAGCCCTCGGTACCGACGTTGTTCACTGTGCCCGAAGCGGCCAAGCCGCTTCGGTGTGCACAGAGCACTGTGTGGCAACTCTTGCGAGCTGGTGAGCTGCGCAGTGTCCGTGTCGGGCGTCGCCGTCTCATCCCAGGCGACGCCATCAATGAGTTCCTGGCGAGGAACGCGGCCTGATGACCGACTCTCTCGACACCGCCGTCACCGCGCGGGCCGAGCATCCCAATACCTCCGGCGACCCCTACCTGGATGCCCTGACCCTCTGGATAGCCGTGGTGCCGCAGGTGCGAGAGGTGCTCGCTGCCGTGGGAACTCACGAGTCCGCACTGGGCGAGGTCGAATACATCTACCGGGAAGCCGTGACCGCGTGGCTGACCGACAACCCTGGTACCGCCGCGCTGCTGGCCGACGACCCGGCCACGGCGGAACTGCTGGCCGATGACGAGTTAGAGCACCGACTCCGTACGGTGCTGGACCCGCCAGCGGTCTGGGTGTTCTAGGGAGGGTGCTGCCCGACCAGGGGCACACGGGGCTCGTGACTCCGACACCCACGATGTGCCAACACCGTTGGCACACAAGAGAAAACCCCGCCGTGACAGCGGCGGGGCTCAGGTCAAGAAAGGGACGAGATGACCGAGAACGATGATAACACCTGCGGGGTGTGCGGGGATCCGCTCAACCAAGACTGGTACCCGACAGCGCCGTGGGTGCCAAAGCGCCTGGGCGGCGCTGGACGACCTGACTGTGCCGAGAAGCGCGGCAACGTCGAACGGCTGACCGATGCACTCGACAAACTCGGAGCCAAGTACACCATCGCACCGATGTAGCCCGCCAGCTAGAAACCCCGGAGGCCAAGTTCTCCGGGGTTCCTTCATGTCCCGACCAGCCAGGGGACGTGCACCCCTCACACTTTCCCTTGTCCCACAGCTCATCTAGCTTCAGAGGCATGCCCGAATCGCCAACCATCCGAGCCCATCTCATGGCTCTGGCCGACCTGCTCGACGAACCACAACATCGCAATGGACCCGACGCCGAGACCTGCTCTGCTGCTGATCGGCCCGTCGAGTGGGCCGAGCTGACTACGGGCTGGTCTCGTGTTGTCGCGGCTGCTCGAACCATCCAGGGCCGTCACGAGCTGGACAGCAAGGATGCCGTGTTGAGCCAGTGCGCTGATGCCGCAAGGGAAGCTGCTGTAGCCGAGCTGCGTTGGGTGTGGGCAAGACTCGTGAACAAGTTCATTGAGGCGGTGGAGCAGGATGACTGAGCGCCTGTTCGCCCTGATCGTGCGAACCCGATTCCGCAGCCCTGGAACGTCGGCAGACCCGTATCTCGACACCCTCGTCCTGTGGGTGTCGATGGTCGGTGAAGTTCGGGAAATCCTTGCCCCACTGGGCTATCCCGATGCCGCGCTGCCCAGGGTTGAGAGGGTGTTCCGTGTCGCTATCGAGTCCTGGCTGGACGGGCACACCCCAGTTGACGACGAGGTGCTGTTGGCCGAGCTGGAGGAGGCGGTGACGGAATGACTGACATCGAGCCTCCTTTGAGTCCCGTCGAACGGCTGGCCTTGGTCAGCCTGTACGCCCGTCTCACCGTGTCCCAGAATCGACCGTCTTCGGGACTACTCGTGTCCGAGAGTGCGTGTTACGCCGACCTCAACATATCCAGTCCCGAAACTATGTCCCACAAGAGAATTCCCGTAACTCGGCTCTCGGAGGGTTCTGGGACATGTTGATTGGATATGCGCGAGTATCGACCGTCGAGCAGAGCACGGGCCTCCAGCTCGACGCGCTCAACGATGCTGGCGTCGAGCGAGTGTTCGTGGATGAAGGGGTATCGGGATCCTTGTCCTCCCGCCCTGAACTCGACCGCTGCCTGGCGATGTTGCGGCCAGGCGACACCCTGGTCGTGTGGCGGCTCGACCGTCTAGCCAGGTCACTCAAGAACCTCTTGGATTTGGTGGAATCCTTGAGTGCCAGAGGAGTTCATCTGCGCAGCCTGACCGAGGCTATCGACACCTCCTCGGCGTCGGGTCGCCTCGTGCTGAGCGTGTTCGGGGCGCTGGCCGAGTTCGAGCGCAGCCTCATCATCGAACGCACACAGGCTGGATTGGCGGCTGCACGTGCGCGGGGTGCTCGCATCGGACGACCGACAGCGATGAACGCGGGACAGGTCGAGCAGGCGAAAACCCTTGTCGGTGCTGGTCATCGAGTGGGTGATGTCGCTCGGACGCTCGGTGTCGGGCGCTCCACGTTGTACCGCGTTCTGGGGGAGGTGAATTGATGGATAGGCCCGACTCTCGCGCTGCCGACGCTTTGGACGCTCGACCTGAATTCAGCTTGCGAGACCTCTACCGTGTGTTACTGACTCACGCGGGTTACTTGGAGCAGCAGGTGCGATTCACGGTGGGCGATGGTCGCCGTGCATTTAGCAAGACCGAGCTGCGGCGAGAACTTGCGCGCTTCGACGGGATGCGCAACATCGTGGCGGCAATCGTCCGTGACAAGTATCCGGGCGGTGGGATACCAGAAGACATTCGCAGACAGTGGGACTCCGTGGTAGCCGAGGGCGAACGACGGTCACGGTGAGCGCGATGGTCAGGCCGCTCCGCGCGAGGTGTGCGGCGGGCCGAAGGCTCGGCGTGCAGCGAGCAGGGCGGGAGGGCTGGGAGGCGCGATGAGGGATGAATCGTGGATGACTTAATTGGGCGCATCGACGACCTGCTCGATGACGATGATGAGCCCGATGACATCCCGTGGTCGGACGCCTGGCGGTGGGCTCCGCCCGAGACCGAGCTTCCCGAGGGTGTTTGGGAGGATCAGCCCGACGCTGAGCTGGACTGCGGGTGGGACTATTACCCCGATACTCAAATCCACGTCATCCCCGTCGAGCAAGTTGGCGAATGGGCGCGCTGCCTGGCGACCCTGCCAGTGGCCGAACGCGAAGACATCCAGTGGTTCGTCGTGTGCTTCCAGTGCATGTCGGTCGGTGAGCGCTCAGTGGACTGTAGCTGCTCAAATCCCAGTAACACCAGCACTTCCCGGTAACATCTGCCACGTGACGCGCTCCCCAGTGCCCTATTTCGGCGGCAAGGCTTGGCTGGCCCCACGGCTGGCTTCGGTGTTACCTCCGCATAAACACTATGTCGAAGTGTGCGGCGGGAGTCTGGCCCTCTTGCTGGCTAAGAAGCCGAGCAGGCAGGAAACGATAAACGACCTCGACAACATCTTGATGACGTTCTGGAGAGTGTTACGCGATAGACCTGAAGACCTGGAGCGTGTGTGTTCCTTGACTCCGCACTCTCGGGCTGAAAGGTCTCTGGCACAAGAGATTTCGAGCGACTTGGATGAGTTGGAGGTCGCAAGGCGGGTGTTCGTGGCGTTGACACAGGGGCGGTCGGGGAGCCTGACGCGCACGGGGTGGCGGCACGATTTGCGTCCCGTGTCCACTCCGATGCCTGTGACTTTGCAGAGGTACGCGGGTCGAATTGGCGCTGCTGCCAAGAGGATTCAGAAAGTGAGTCTTGAGTGTCGGCCTGCCGTGGAGCTAGTCGAGGCGTACGGAGGTGACAGGGGGACGCTGCTGTACGTTGACCCGCCGTACATCGTGGACAAGGGGATTCGGCGTGGCGGGGAGTACCGCGTTGAGATGAGGTCGAACGCGGCTCATCGGGAGTTGTTGGAGGCGTGCCTCGGGGCGGACGCGGCTGTTGTGGTGAGCGGGTACGGGTCTGAGTTGTACGACGGCATGCTTGGGGATTGGTACCGCTGGGAGATTCCGATGGTGACGAGTCAAGGCTCGGGTGATGGTCGGCGGGTCGAGATTGTGTGGTCGAACAGGGCGTTGGAGGGGCTGGGTGAGGGCTCATATTTCGTCACAGAGGATAAGTCTGGTGACGAAATGGTGAATCGGTGTCCTGGCTGTTCGTCGGTGTTACGCCAACCAAAACTGGGTCGTCGGAAAGTGTGGTGCTCGGCGGCGTGCAGGACGGAGGCATGGCGCGTCCGTCGCGATGTCGAGGTGGTCGAAAATGACGAGGTGGCGGGCTGACCGCGATCACTCTCGCGGATGGCGACGACGCTCTCTCCCTGGTGACTGGCGGGTTAGCCCGCCACGTACCAATGGTCACCGATTGCCGTGCGTAGGAACGCCATATGAACGTGGATTTGGAACAGGTGTGTGGCCTCGACAATGGCGGCACCGCCGATCCGCAGGCCAGGCGCGAAGCCGTACAGCTCATCGAACTGCAAAGCGCCGAGGTGCTCGTACACGCGGTCGAACATCGGCTGTTCCTCGCGGTCTAGGAAATCAAAAACGTCGCGGTCGGCGGTGGTGAAGAACGCCTGCATTGAACGCTCAAAGCCGCCTGGGGTGAGTTTCCTCGCGGGCGGCTGGTAGAACATGGTGCCGCGAACTGGCTCGACACTTAGAGAGATTCCATAGCCTGGTGTCCAGAACCAGACTTTCCCGAACGCGCTGCGGATGAAAGGAATGTATATCGCGTCGTCACCGAGTCGAGGGTGCTGGACGCTATCGAGCAGGATTTCCTCAGTAGTGAGTTTCCATTCGATGGGGTCTACGAGCCAGGCGGTTCCGTTACCGAACCCGGAGAATCCGAATTCCTGCCAGTAGGCGACGAGGCAATCAGGCACCAGACCCGTGTAGGTGCGCACATGCTCATCGGTGCATTGGGGGCCAGGGATGGAGAGAGGTAGCTTGGTGAGGAAGTACTCGAAGCACTCGTCAGCCATGCTCACTTCCTTCCGAGGTTGATGTTGACGATGGCGTTCGGGTCTTGTGTCTGTAACCATGCCCTGAACGCATCTTTCTCCTGCTTTGTGAGCGTACCGAGGGCGTTGTTGACCTGCCAATCACCGTAAGTTAGTGCGTTCGGGTAGCCACCAATCGCCCCATCGGGGTTATGGGTCGCAGGCTGTGGGATGAGCCCACCCGGACCAGAGGGGAACTGCTCGTTTGCGTACGCCTTGGCAAGCCTGTCGGCCTCCATCGGGCTATACCCCGCATCCATCAAGTCCTCGGCACCGTAACGGGTCAGTCCCTGCCGCAGCTCGTCTCGAAGTCCCGTGGTGGACGGGCGGTCGGCTTCCATGTGGTCGAGAACCTGCTGGACGCTTTGGGTGTTGAAGCCGTGTTCCCACAGCTGAGTGTGACGGTCGATTTCGGCACTGTGTTCGGGGCCGAGCTTGTCGGTATACGTCGGGTGATGAATGTCGTACTGGGGTGTGCGGGGAAGTTCGTCAACAGACACTCCGTGGTGGGTGGCGAGGTCTTGGAGGTTCTGCTCGCCTCTGTCCCAATCCATCTGGTCGCGTTCGGCGCGGTGGGCGTCGCGTGCTTCGTGCAGGATGTCGTCGGGGCTGCGAAGTGGCCCGACAGCGTGCTCGGCGGCGACCCCACCAGGCGTGTGATGATCCCCGCCTGGTGGGGTGTGGTGTCCTGGCACGTCCCCGCCCGCATGTCCTGCACCACCTGGTATGTCGGGGTGGGGTGTGTGGGTGAGGTCTCCGACGAGGCCGCGTAGTCCAGCGGCGGCTTCACCGCCGACCGCTCCCGTGGCTGCGCCCGTGGCTCCTTGGACGAGCTTTTCTCCGAGGTAGCCGCCAGGGTTGTCGGCGATGCGCTGGGCTTCGTTACCGAGCATTTCCAGGCGTTCCTGGGGCGTGGCAGTGGCGTAGTCGTACAGGCCCTTGGCGGTGTCTTTGGCCAGGGCACCCCAGGCTTCGGCGACCCCTGGTGCGCCAGGGCCGTCGAGCCCAGTGAGTTTCTTGCCCTCATCCAATATGGCGTCACCTGCTTTGGACCCGCCGTCGCTGGCGTTGGCGAAAAACTTGTTCCACTGTTCGCCGAAGTCTCTGCTGACGTGTTCGGACTGTGAAGCCGAGGGAACATCGGTTCGTACCAGGCGGGGATTCTGTGCGCTTTCGACCGCCTTGTTGACCTGTGCCTCTATCTGGTCGGCAGGCACCCCCATCTTGGTCAGCGTCTCGCGCGTCATCTGTTTGAACGCGGGCACGTCCTGGGGTTTGAGGGCGGGTGCGAGTTTGGCGGGTGGTTCGCGTCCACTGGCGCTATCCCGTGCCCCTGGTATCGACCCGATGCCGCCGAGCTTGGAAGGGTCCACGTTCTTATCGCCGACATCAACAGCTTTGGGATACACCTTCTTGTAGTCGATCGTGTCCCCGATGGGTGCGGCTGCGGGTTTGGTGGCTCCCTCGGGGGTTTCAGCGGCTTGGCCCCGTAGTGCCGCAAGGTAGTTGTCGGGCTTGGTGGTGGAGTTCGGTGTTGAGGGCGGGGCGGTGGCGGCAAGTGCTTTGTTGATGTCGAAAGTTCCCGTGGCACCGTCGTATACGGCGTCAAGTTCTTTGTGCGCGGTGGCGGCGAGCTGGGCGACCTGCTGGCATCCTGAGAACCAGGCGTTCGCCGATTTGGTCAACTCCGCTTGGCGTGTTTCAACGAGCTTGGTGTTCTCCTCGATGACCTTTTCGCTGGTGCCAGGCACCGGGGTGTAGGACAGTTGCAGGTCTTCTGAGCAGCTCACACCCTTGTCGCGCTGGGATTCCACGTTCTCGATGATGGTGCGTGCGTTCGTGAGTTCGGGAACGATGGTGTGGTCGATGAGGGGAACAGCGGTGGTTCTGTACCGTTCGATGATGTCTTTGGCGGCGGCGGTTGTTTTCCAGCCCGAATGGGTGTTGGCTTCTGCTGCTTCGGAGGTGGCCCCACTCCAATACGTGCCGCCAGGTTTTTGCACGCTGGTGTTCAAGCGGGACACGGTTGACTCGTGATGGGCCGCGACGGATTTCACATGCTCCAACAAGCCGTGGTAGCTGCTCTGGTCGGCGTCGAGTATCGCTGACTTCGTTGGCCCGTTCATCGAACACTCTAGGCGTGCAGCATGTTTCCGATGACCCGCATCAAAGCAATGCCCTGCTCCTCGGTGAGCACCAGGCCCTTTTGGAACGCGGCTATCACCTCGGCCAGGGCACCCATCCAGCCCGCGAGCAGGGTGCTCCTGTCGTGCATGGCGGTGGTCAACGAGTGCATCGCGGCGATGGCGGGGTCAGCGTTGGCGGGCAGTGAAGGCGCGGTGGGGGCCTTGGATTTCAAGTCGGTGATCAGGGCTTCAATCTCGGGCGCGAGCTTGCCCAGTGCGGCCAGGTCGGCGGCAAGAACCTGCGTCATCGACTTCCCCCTGTTGCTGTTAGCTAATCACCGCACACTACAGCCTTAGTGGCTGGGCGACACCACTTAGGCGTGAGAGGCGAGGAGTCTGTCAGAATCATATTGGGTGCCGTCTTCCCACCTCTCCTAGGCGAAGACGGCACCCACCCTTTGGGGTCCCCCTCAAGGGGCTGTGTGGAGCCAGCATGAGGCATCACAGGTGCGGCTAGGGCACAGGACGCGAGTCATCTGTCAGAATCGGTGTCGGGTGCCGCCCTCCGCTCATCACCATGGGTTCCACTGGGGCGGCACCCACCCTGATTCTGGATCCCCGACACCCGTGGAGTTTCCGACCTGCCCGATGTGACGGGTTTCCGCGCCCACGAGCACACACAGCCTCCGCGCGGCCAGGGACTCGACAGGGGGCCTGGCGGGAGCCTACGAGGGGCTCTCCTGCCACTCCCAGGAAAGCCTGCTCAGCGGGGCGTCGAGGAGTCCGGACACCCCCATCCCACCCGTAATCCCGTCTACCAGCCCTTTTGTTGTGGCGGGGTGACTTGGAGGGTGTCCGGGGCGGGCCGTGGATGTCCGGGGCGGTGAGCTGGTTGAGCTGGGGGTTTGGCGGTCGGGGACTCGACAATGCCTGGTGAGGCGGGTTTTCGTGGAGGGGCGGGGTTTCGTGTGTTGGGGGTGGCGCTTAACCGATGGGTTAAACGCCTAGTCAGGAGTGTCCGGTGCACCGGACACCGTGCTCGCCGTGGGGGAAATGGGCTTGGCCACGGAGGTGTTGGTGTTCGGGGAGGTGGGGCTGACCTGGTGTTTTAGTGGCGTCCGGGCGTACGAATCTCTGTGCCTGCCTGGATAAGTAATGTTCGAACGCGGCGAATGCTGTAACCCGTTTGTGCTGCCAGCTCACGAATGCTAGTTCCCTTTTGATACTCGGTGCGCAAATTGTGACCCACGATGTCTGATGCAGCAGGCGAGAGCCGCTCGTGAGGCCCTAATACCGGGGTCAACATAGGGCCACCGCCATAGCCTTTATGCACCTTTCCGCGTGGCGTCACCTCTTCGTTCGCTTCATCACCCCACAGAGTCCAATTCTCTCGTGGGTGACGATTGAACAACTCCAAATATGGACCCGGGCTGCACGCCTCAATCAGTGGGTACTGCTCATCTGGCTTGCGGGAGTGTTCGCGCTTGCGCGTCTCAAGCATGTTTACTTGCGATCGTGCGGGGCTCAGTGTCCGCATCGACCCTCGAACGCCGAACAACAACAGCTCGGTGACGTTGCGGAAGTAAAATCCGACGCCACGCCCGTCGGGACCACCGTCTTTGCGGCGCTTCGCCCAGACGATGTTGGACACGTACCGGAATCCCCAGGCTTCCATCACAGCCATCCCATCGGGTAGGAGGGCGTTCGGTACCCACAGGTACAGGTGCGCGTCCTTGGCGACAGATTCTGAGACTGGGATGCGCTTGATGGCGTCCAAGCTCATGGTGCTGTAACGGTCCAGGCGGCGATGTTCGGGTGCAACTTTGCCTGTGCGGTTGGTGAATCGCCACGGCGGATCCGCCAGAACCGTCTTGAATCCCCCTGCGGTCTCAGGTAGCGGCGGGGTGTCGGACTCGGGGCGTAGTGGGGTGACCGTCATGCCTTGGCACAATACAGAAATGGATCTCATGAAAGATCCATTCGTTGCACACGGCGTGTCGCCCACAGGTACCAGGCAAGTGGTGGTGCCACGTGATGCGATAGCACCATGCAGCTCACCGAGTCCTGGAAGACCGTCATCCCACAGAGCGTGCAGAAAAGGTACGACATCTGCGAGACCCGCAACGCGGCGGGGGTTATGCAGATGGGCACACCCGAAGCGTTCGCCGACATGGTAGTTGTGTTGGACAAATTTGAGCTGACTGTTGACAAGCTGACCACACCGGGCGGGAACAAGTCAGTAGTTGCCAAGGAACTGGATGAGGCTTTCCGTGCGAAGGGCTTCCGCGAGGCACGCTTTGATCAGACACTGACTACACGGCTGACCGTTTTCCGCTGGACCTCCAGCCCCGATCCATCCGAGAAGCAGCACGTCGTTGAGACGACGGCGGAGTATGGCGGGCACAAAGTGGACAACGTGCGCGGACGGGCGGCGTTGGACGTGGAGTGGAACCCGAAGGACGGCAACCTCGATCGCGACCTTGGTAACTACGTCACTCTGTACGAGGCAGGCGTTATCGACATGGGTGTCATCGTGACCCGCGTCGGTGATGAGCTGCGACATCTGGTCCGCAATCTCATCTCCGAAGTTAAGGCCGTCGAAGTACCTAACAACCCGCTGTGGAAGGAACGGATGCGCAAGCTCGCGAATGACCCGTTCGGTACCAGTACCACTTCCAACTTCGGCAAGCTGGTGCCACGCCTGGAGCGAGGCGACGGGCGTGGCTGTCCTATCTTGGCCATCGCTATCACCGAACGCTGTCTGGTGATGCCCAGCGGCTCCATTGAAGACGAAGTGAAGCGGCTCGCCGCCGTTGCCAAGCCTGTACCCGAGGACTGCTCCGAGGACGGTGAAGACTGATCGTCTGCGGTCTGTGGAGCCTGATGACGAACAGGGGGACTCGACAACTGCTGATGGGGCGGTGTTTGTTCTCGGAGCAGCACTTCGGTCGTAGTGGGGACAGGGGTGGTGTTCGGCGGCTAGCGTTTCGTGGAGGTGGGGGACGTGACAGGGTTCCCTGGGCTATTCGGGAGTGAGGGGATCTGGGATGTCGGATGAGGTTGCGTTGTTGTTGGGGCGTGTTCGTGCGGAGTTGCCATCGTCGTTCGAGCATGTTCCTGATGGTTGGCCGGGCGCAATTGAGCTGGCGTTGATTGATGCGGTGCTGTCGATTCAGGCCCGTTATGGCACCTCTACCGATACGGGGGTGAGGGGCGCTATCGGCAGGTACAAGAAGGCTTTCCGAGATCGCGCTCCGTGGGACGATTTGCGGGTGCTGGCGGCTGTAGATGCGCAATCTCTTGCCGAGGTGCTAGGGAATCGTCAGAGCACCGGCGGAGTCCTGAAGGCTGCGGCGATTGTGGATGCCGCTGGTCGGCTCGTTTCTGATGGTGCAGTGCACGCCGTGGACGTGGACGAAGCTAGGCACAAATCTGCTTACGTGGGGACGAAGGGGCTGGGTCCGGTCACCTGGTCGTATTTTCTGATGCTGTTGGGTCATGACGGGGTGAAGGCGGACACGCTGGTGACTCGCTTTGTTGCACAGGCGGTTAACCGCGAAGTTTCCGCAGAGGAAGTCACGGAACTTGTAACGAGCGTCGCAAGGGAACTTGAGGTTTCTCCTACGGTGCTCGATCACGCGATTTGGCGACATATGAGCGCCCCGCGCAAAAACTGA